CGATCATTTATCGGGAGTAACTAAACATGGCAAGTCAAATCTCGCCTGGTGTTATTGTCAAGGAAAGAGACCTTACAACTGGTACTGTTGTTAATGCTGCTTCAAATACTGCTGCAGTAGTTTCAACATTCCAAAAGGGTCCAGTCGGACAAATCACCACGATAGCTTCACAAAGGGAATTAGTAGATACATTTGGATCACCAGGTGATTCTAATGCTGATGATTTCTTTGTAGCTTCAGAATTTTTAAACTACGGTGGTCGCCTTTCAGTGGTAAGAGCCGAGACAGGAGCAGTTAACGCTGGTGCTGCAGCAATTATTAGGAATAAGGTAGACTACGAATCACGTGTAGAAGGCACAACTCCAGCATGGAAATGGGCAGCTCAAACTCCAGGTATTTGGGGTAACGACTATGATGTCGTTGTAGCAGACCGTGGTGCTGATCAGTATGTTACTTTCGCTTCTGCACCTGCAGGAATTGGAGCTGGAACAAACTTAACATTCAGTTCTGGTAAAGCAGCTGAGGTTCTTTCTTGGGATGCTGGATCATTAACTGGTGCTGTTATACTGAATGATCCTACAGTTCGTGTTACTTCCTCTGATACTCTCGACACTCCCGACACAGGTCGAGCAAGTGGTGTGACAATTAACAATGCTGGTACTGGATACACAACAGCAACATCTCTTGCCACAACAGGTGGTACAGGAAGTGGTGCTAAGGTAGATATCGTAGTAACAACTGGTAACCCAGAAGGTTTAACAGTTTCAAATGGTGGTTCAACATACGGTGCTTCAGGTACTGCAGTTGCTACTACAGGTGGTAATGGATCAGGTCTTACACTCGACTTCACTTCTACTGGTGGTGTTGTTGATAGTGTATCTGTTGCTGCTGCTGGTGACGGTCAATACCAAGTTAACGATGTAGTTACAATTACTGGTGGTGGTAACAACGCACAAGTAACTATTACATCTGTAAGGGGAGCAATCACTACTGTTACTGTTAACACTAATGATCCTGGTTCTGGATATGTTGTTGGTGATACACTATCAGTTACTCAGTCTGGTGGATCTTCAGGTACAGTAGATGTTTCTGCAGTTCAAGATACAACAATCGCTGTTACAGTAGAAGACTGGTGGACTAATACAAACACAGACGGTACTAAGTCTGCTGCTGATGATGGTAAGATAAGTCTATCTGCTATCGGTCCTCGTCCTGGTACTTCTGCATTCGCTGCAAACTTAGGACTATCTTATGACGAAGTTCATATTGGTGTTGTAGAGAGATCAACAAAAACTGTTGTTGAAAGACTACAGTATCTTTCTAAGTTTAGTGATGGTAAAACATCAGAAGGAGCTTCTTCTTACTATCCAACATATGTTAAGGAAGTTTCTAACTACGTTTACTTCGGTGATCACGTAGCTGCTTCACACAATCCTAGCACTGCTGGTGCTGGACTTGCTGTTGGTAGTGCTGGTACTGCTGGAACTTCTGGTCAGAAACTACAACTCTTCGGTGTTGTTAATACAGCACTTGCAGGTGGTACTGATGACTATGCATATACAACTGCAGAGTTTAGTACAGGTCTTCAAGAGTTTAATGATACAGAGACAGTTGATATTGACTTCATCCTTATGGGTGGATCAATGGGATCTGAAGCAGATTCTAAGTTGAAAGCTGCTGCATGTATCACTACTGCTAACCTAAGAAAAGATGCTATCGCATTCGTTTCTGCACACAAAGGTGCTCAGGTTTCTGGAACTGTTGCTCTTTCAAGGAAAGATCAGAAGGATAACACAGTTAACTTCTTCTCAACATTAAGTTCTTCTTCATACGCAGTATTTGATAGCGGTTATAAGTATTTCTATGATCGTTTCAATGATAAGTATCGTTATGTTCCTTGCAACGGAGATGTTGCTGGTCTATGTGTTGCAACTTCTACAACACTTGATGACTGGTTCTCACCTGCAGGACTTACACGAGGTGGAGTACGTAATGCTATTAAACTAGCATACAACCCAACTTCAGCAGATAGAGATGAACTTTATCAGAATAGAATCAACCCAATTGTTTCTTTCCCTGGTCAAGGCATCACACTATTTGGTGATAAGACTGCACTATCTTCACCTTCTGCATTCGACAGAATTAATGTTCGTAGACTCTTCATCAATATTGAGGAGAGAGCAGAAGCACTTGCTAAGGCAGTTATATTTGAACAAAATGATGAGACTACAAGAGCTGGTTTCAATAATGCACTTTCTTCTTACCTTTCTGAGGTACAAGCTGGAAGGGGTGTTACAGACTTCCAAGTAGTATGTGATGAGTCAAATAATACACCTAGTGTTATTGACCGTAATGAATTTGTTGCCGAGGTTTACATCAAGCCTACACGCTCTATCAACTACATTACATTATCATTTGTCGCTACGAGATCTGGAGTTTCCTTCAGCGAAGTCGTAGGTCGTTCTTAATCCATAACCACAAACTCGTAGGAAGGTAATTTAAAATGGCTATTAATTCAAACGTATCACAGTTCCTTAATAAGATCAAACAGGGTGTTAAACCCAATATGTATCAGGTCAGTGTTAACTGGCCTAGTGAGCTTGATCAAGGAAAAGGAGTTCTAGATAAGGATCTAGTAAACATTCTTTGTAAGTCTGCAGCACTCCCTGCATCTAACTT